CACCTTGAAACCATTTCAAGACTTTTTTACGATCCATATTACCACCACCTTCATGAGCAATTGGATAATAACCTGACCAACCTGGAACAGCTACAGCTATTCCTGTAACATCTCCACGTTTAGTAACAGAACCTGAGCCCATCTTAATTAAATCTGGGTCTTTAGTTTCTAAGTCTATTGCGATCTCATCATACTTTGATAGATCTGGAAATTCTTCTGGTGGTAACCACTCAGTTTGTGGTTTGAATAGAGGTACTTGTATCATGTATTTTTCTCCTCATAGTCTTTATATTCTTTTATTAATTTTTCTGAAGGGTGCCATACATCCACAGCACAATGACAGTTGGGACATGATAAGTTACTAACAATATCATAATATTCATTATCCTCAGTGTCATGGTCTCCTCCCCATATTAATTCTGTATTACAATGCCAACAGTTCATTTAACAATCCCCCATGAATTTTTTGATTCTTTTATTTCTTCTTTCACAGGTTCAGGATAGTCTCTATCGATAGCCATGTCAATATAATGTTTTGCTTTTAACAAATCTTCTTTTTGATTTTTCTGTTTATGCCTGCACAAATATTTTATGGCGTTGCCCTCTGCAAACGGAATATTATTTCTATTAATAAATTCTGAAGGTTGAATCGCCATAGATTTATAGTGATCACCACCTACCTGCTTTTTATATATTTCATCTTTCATTGGCACACTCCTCAATTAATTTTTGAATATATTCTTCATGCCTTCTTGCTTTAACTTCTGGTCTTTGACCATATGCTTTATCCCATGCTTTACCTTTAGGACTTTGTCTCCATTTTTTTCTAGCTCGTTTTCTACTTTCAGCGTAAGGATGTGTCATATTTTAAATAAAATATTTCCTGATACAGTTATTCTGTAATCATTACTGGTATAAAAAGGACTCACATAATGCATTTGTGATGCATCAAACATAAGCATTTTACCTTCGAAAGTTTTATCAACAGCTAAAGCATGCGCTGCAAGAGGGCCTTGTGGAGTTGGATTTATAAGTCCAAATTTAGATGCTTGACCTTTTCCAAATACATCTGGAAAATATTTTTCTTCTTCTTTTAAATCGTAAGGAATCTGTACAAAAATAACAAACGATAATACACTTGAATGAACATGAGGAGGATTAAATTCATATTTTTTTTGAAAATTACACCATAAGGAATGAATATATAAAGGAGCATTTTTTGATAAAACACCTATGTTTTTCCAAGCATCATAAAGGGGGGATGTTCCACAGCATTTTAATATATATTGTGCAAACGATTCACTGATTTTATCTATATAATATTCTTCCTTGAGGTGACCTACTACATCATTATTAAACAATTCTTGTCGCTTGGCTTCATGAGACGCAGCTTTTATCCATTCAAATTGATCTTTTGGTAATTCAAAACTACCTATATGAAGTTTATCCGTAAATTTTTTAGTTTGTTCCCAATTATTCATATTACAAATCCTTTATTGTATTGTTTAGGTTCTATAATATGTAAATTTTCTTTTGTTCTTGTAGCCCCTACATAAAATAATCTATTTTCATCATCAGGATTTCTTTCATATCCTTCCATAGTTGTTTTTGTAAGATCAGTAAGAAGAACTACATTTTGTGATTCTCCTCCTTTAGCTGCATGAATAGTAGATAATTCTATTCTTGGTTTTTTATTTAGCTGCTCTCCATTAGCTCTCATCTTTCTTAAGTATTCTATTCTTCTTGTTCCTGCATCATCTAAAGATTCATACCAAACTTTTTTAGTCTTTAATCCATAATCATTAGTAAGTTGATCTATTCCATAAAAAGATCCTTTAGTCATACCTTTTATTTTTTCTTTCTCCCAATGGTTTGATCCCATGTATTTAGAAATTTTTTCTATTTGCTTATAAGACAATAACTGTCCTTGTCTCAAATGTTCCCAATCTGTAGCTGCTTCTTGTAAATCTTTTTCATAATTTCTTTTATATCTATTCTCATAATATAATCCTTTTCTATATAGAACATCTTCTACTTCTTTTAACATAAATTTAGTTCGTGCCAGTACTAACCAATCTCCCTTGGACATATCGACTGAATCAATTTCAAAATGTCTATGTAAACTTCCTTCACTAGTTCTAGGTTTCCATGTTTTATCTATCCTATTTCTTATTTTATTTATAACACCCATAGCTAGTGCATGTACTTTCATTGGAATTCTGTGTGATTGTATTAAAGGGAGATTAATCATTTGATCTTTTAAAGCGATAAAAGAATCAACATCAGCTCCAGCCCATTTAAAAATAGCTTGATCATCATCCCCTGCAATAAAAGTATCTCCTGTTTTATTCCAAATAGTTTTGGCCATATCCCATTGCATTAATGATAAATCTTGAGCTTCATCAACAAATATTACATCAAATTTGGGTGATAAATCTGACTTAATAAAATTTAAAATCATGTCATTAAAGTCAATTAAGTTATATTCTTTCTTGTATCTTTTTAATTCATTATAAATAATATTTAATTTATCTAATTCTAAATCTTGCGTGTGTTCTCTTCTATTATACTGTTGTTCGGGTGTTATATTTCTTAATTGAGCTAATTGTATAATTTGAAGATATTCACTATCAGAAGTAAATATACCATGATCCTCTTGGTGTTCTGCATAAGATACTGGAAAACCTAATTTTTTTCCTAAATCTCTGTAATGTCTAGGTTGCATTACTTGATCCTTTTTAAGTCCTAATTTTCTAAATGCTAATGAGTGTAGTGTTCTAAAATATGGTAGGTCATCTTCTGTTAAATTAAATTTTTTTATGGCTTCATCTCTAGCATGGTATGCAGCTTTTTGAGTAAAAGCAAAATAACCTACTTTATCAGGATCAGTTTGTTTAAGATAGTCATCAACTTTATTTAATAAAGTTGTAGTTTTACCCGTACCTGGTGGTCCTAATACTATTGTTTTCACTTATTTCTCCTAAAAAAATTTCTCCATATAGCTGATCTAATAATTGAAACTACAGTAAATATTAACGCAATATGGAAACTATCCCATATTGTTGGATACAAACCAAAGAATGGAAAAATATATAATTGAATAAGGATTGCTAAAATTAATCCACTCCCTACATCAATAAAACTTTCTATAAAACATCTCTTGATCATTAAAAGACATCCTTAGGTTTTAATTCTTTTTGAACATAATCATCTTTTTTCTTATCAAACTGTTTTACTGTAAAAACAGAAACTCTTTCTTTACCCACTCTTTTCTTATCGTCACAGTTACAATGATCTTTCAACATTTGTGCTGTTCTCTGATAATTTATTTCCCATCTTTGTCTAACTAAAAATTTACTATAAAACATACTGAAAACAAAATGATGGTGACCATCCTGAGTCCATACTCCACCTTTTTTAAGATCACTAACATCTGATCCTATGTGTCTATTTAAACAAAATTCTTCTAGATGGTTTCTTAATTGATCTGCTGTTGTTACACCTTCTGGTGGTTCTACAGGTTCGTGATTCTTCATCAATGGGTTTATTATCATGTCCCAATCTTTAGGTTTAACTGTTGGTGGTTTAAAGTCTAGTTGTTCCATACATGCTTCCTGGAATAAACTTTGTTGTTTTAAATATTTTACATTCTCCAGGTGTAATCTTTCTCCATCAACATTAAGATAATAATATGGTTTTTCTAATTTTATTTTTTGTAAATCAGTTAATGCAGGAAACACTATTTCTTCTCCTATTCCAAACTTTCTACTTCTACATAATTTTTTATCACATAGATTACACATTGGAGCATCGTTACATTTATATCCCCATTCTTTTTTATCGTGCTGATTTTTTATAACATCTAATTCTTTTTCACTTAAAGGTACTACTGTGGCTGTATCATTAAATAAAGTAAGTTTAGTTTTCCATTCTGAGGGCCATTTCTTTTTAGCATAAACACTATAATGAAACATAGCATTATTACGCCCACCATTTTCTGGAATTTTATTCGTAGCCATAAGCTCTATACATGGAGGCCCGTCAGAAAATTCTGACTGAGGCCTCTGTATTTTTATGAGACCCACATCTAGTTGTTTTTTGTTATTAACTATCTCATAAAATTCTTCTAAAGTTGCTGCGGTACCATCTTCTTTAAATGCATATCTTGTTGTATCATCCCCATTAAAGTAAGGTAAATTTAAAAAGTTTCCTGTATCATCTTCTGATTTTAATTGAATTTGTTTTGGAAAGACTTCTGATCCTCCGTATCCTAGTAGTGTTTTTATTTCTGTAAGTTTATCTCTCATTCTTTCTGCAGCTACAGGTTTTTCTGAGAAGAGAAAAACATGAGCACCACCACTCTTTGACCTACAAACTACTAGTGGTAGTTTAAAATTTTTTATTTGATTAATTAATTTTTTATGATCAAAGCCTGCGTAAGAATCTATATCTACACATCCCCATAGACATTGATTCTCTTCATTAATTGGAATAATTCCTAAACTTTGACTACCTTGTAAATGTTGTGACCATAAATCATCTGTAACTGGTTTTCTTACTACAAAAGATTGACCTTTTATCTTTCCACTTTGTCCATTAGTTGCAGCTATTTTTGTACAACCATGAGCACGTTCTAATCCTTTAAATATCTTTTTAAATTTTTCTATCATAATTCAAACAGGCGCCTCCACTCTCGCTTCAGCGCCCGTCTCCTAGGATACTGTTAGTATGGTGAATCTGATTTCGATTCGTCCTT